GGTGCCGGGCCAATGGCGAATCGCGGCCGCGCCCGTCAAACCAGTTCCACGGCGCCGTCGGCCATACGCCGGGCTGGACCAAGACCAAGGCCCGCATCTACCCGACACCGGCCGCCACCGAAACCAAGCCCATGCCAATCATCATCCCGCCGGCCGGCGTGCTCGCCGCCGAAGGAACCGCGCAACCCGACGCCGTCACCCAGACCAACTGGCTCACCCAATGCGTCAACCGCTTCTCCGAATCGATCAACGGCAGCGGTGAAAGGTGGGCCGCATGACCGCGTTCCGGGTATACGCCCCGTGCGTTCCGGGTACACGGAACGCTGGAAACCCGCACCGGCACAGGCGCGTTCCGGGTGTTCCGGGTGTTCCGGCAGACGCGCCCGCGTGCACGCGTGAACACCCGCCTTCCGCTCGCGCACGCGCACAAAAAATATTCTCCCCGTGCGCGCCTACGGGGAACACCCGGAACACCAGGAACAACGTAGATGGCACAAGGCTTTCCAGCGTTCCGTGTACCCGGAACACAAAAACCGAACCCGGAACGCAGATGAGCAAACCACTCCGCCAGCAAATGCCCACCGTCGCCGGCTGGATCGACGACCTGCGCGGCGCCTTCGGCGCCGAGATCATCGACCACGCCATCCGCGCCGGCATCGACGGTCAGCAAACATTCCACGCCCGCGAAAACGGCCGCGAAGTCGGCACGCCGATCGCCTACGACGCCCGCAAGGCCGTTTCCCTGGCCGACTGCATCATCGGCCCCATGACCCCCGCCAATGCGCAGCAAACCGAAAATTTCAAAAACCAACGAGGAGCCAAAAAATGATTTCCGATGTTCTGTTCTCCGCAGTCGAACAAATGGATGCCTATCTTGACGATCCGCTTTACAGGGATATGTACAAGGGCGCCACGCGCAAGGAACTCAAGGCGCTTCGCGCTCTGATTGACGCCGCCAGAGTCCGGCTTGATACGCCACCAGTGCCGGGCTTTCCGGTCGTTGTCTTTGTCGGAAAAAATCACCGGAGCAAATTCCATGGCTGACCTGTACATCAAAGCTGACATAAACCAGATGGAGCGCATTGCTGACAACCTTGGGGCGATCGGTTTCTGGATAAAGCACCTCGGTAATGGCGATGCAGCGACCAGCATGGGCGCTATTGAGAACCACGCTGTTGCCGTGCGCGAAGGGCTTGCTGATGTTGCTGACGCTATCCGCGGCCTGGCTTCTGCAATTCGTGGCGACGATTAGCATGGATGACATCGAACGCGCCCAGGAATACGAACAGCGCGACCGTGCGCTATGCCTGGCCGCCGCCCGCAATGCCCCGTCGCTCCCCGCCACCGGCGCCTGCCACTGGTGCGACGCCAGCGTCCCGGAAGGCGCGCACTTCTGCGACGTCAGCTGCCGGGAAGATCATGAACGCGAACTCGCCGCCCGCAGAAGGGCGGGGCTGCACAAATGAGCTCCGGCGCCACCACTGCAAAACGAGGTACAGCATGAACCGTCTTCAGAAAAACCGCCTATATGGCGCTAACTGCCAGCTCCGCCCCTGTCTGGATGATTTCGTCAGCTGGTATGTATGGGGAGAAAAACGCAAGCTGGCCACTGGCCTGCGCGTCGTCGAGCCCGTCCGCGAGTTAAAAACGGTGCGCCGCGCGAAGCAGAACTGGCGCCACACGCACCGAAAGCTTCCGATGCGGTTGTGTGAGGCGTTTTGACATGACCGCCATGAACCAGGCCGCCTTCGCCCGTCACCTCGGCGTGCGCAAAAGCTACATCACCGCGCTCAAGCAGGCCGGGCGGCTGGTGATGACCGACGACGGCAAGCTGGTCGACGTCGAAGCCAGCGAAGCCCGCATCAAGGCTACCGCCGAACCCGGCCATGCCGGCGTCGCCGCCCGTCATGCAAAAAAGCGTGACGGGCAGCCTGCTGCGGTCGACCCCGAAAAAACGCCGAAAACCGAAGGCGACGAAGATCCGCCCGCTGATGCCGGCACGCCCGACTACCAGAAAGCCCGCGCCCGCCGCGAAACCGCAAATGCCGAGCTGGCCGAAATGGAATCCGCCACCCGCGCCGGCCAGCTCATGGAAACCGCCCTGGTGCTCGCCGCCGTCGCCGACGCTGGCACGGTTTTCAGAACAACGCTTGATTCGCGTCGGGTTCTACTTGTCTCGCAGCTCGCCATGATGGCTGACGAAGCAGAGATTCGCCTCTTCCTGGAAGAACAGGACGAACACCTGCTCAGGGAGCTGTCGGAGCGGATGGGGAAGATGGCGAAGGAGAATGTATGAGCGACAACACAAAAATTGAATGGACCGATGCGACGTGGAATCCGATCACGGGCTGCTCGGTCGTTTCCGCTGGCTGCCGTGAGTGCTACGCGATGAAACTCGCCGGCACGCGCCTGAAGCATCACCCGAGCCGCGCCGGCCTGACGGTCGACACCAAGAATGGCCCGGTATGGACGGGCGAGGTTCGCCTCAATGAGCAATGGCTGAGTCAGCCGATGCGCTGGAAGCGCCCGCGCATGATCTTCGTTTGCGCGCATTCCGACCTGTTCCATGAGGCTGTTCCGGACGATTGGATCGACCTCGTTTTCTCGGCGATGGAACTGTCGCCGCAGCATACGTTTCAGGTGCTGACAAAGCGGGCGGCGCGCATGCGCGACTACATCAACGGCCGGGCGTGGAAAGACTATCCGCTGCCCAACGTCTGGCTCGGCGTCAGCGTCGAGAATCAGGATGCCGCTGACGAGCGCATCCCGCTCCTACTCAACACGCCAGCAGCCGTGCGCTGGATCAGCGCGGAGCCGCTGCTTGGGGCGCTGAATATTCGCCCAGGGATCGGCCTGACATTCGACAACGTTCCCGTTGAACCACCACGTATTGATTGGGTCGTCGTCGGCGGCGAGTCAGGGCAGCACTCCCGCCCGATGCATCCTGATTGGGCGCGCAGCCTCCGCGACCAGTGCGCCGCTTCCGGCGTGCCGTTCCTGTTCAAGCAATGGGGCGAGTGGGTGCCACATGGGCCTATTCCCGGTGGCGATGAGGCGCGCGATCTGCGCAGCGGAATCGTGCAGTACATGATCGGTGATGGCCGTGAGTTCGATGGGCACTTTCGGCGTGGCGATGCTGCTGTCAGACGAGTTGGCAAAAAAGCCGCCGGCCGCCTGCTCGACGGCGTGCAGCACGATGGGTATCCAGGCGGTGTAGCATGACCCGCGCCCGCCTAGCCACACCATCCCCGCGCATCTTCGCCACCCTGGCGCGCACCGTCGCCCCGCGCAAGCCGACCACCGTCAGCCAGTGGGCCGAAGCGAACATGCGGCTATCCAGCAAGGGCAGCGTCGCCCCGGGCCGCTTCCGGGTCGAGCGCAACCCGGCGCTGCAGGAGCCGATGGACTGCCTGTCCGCGCGCTCCGCTGTGCGCAGCGTCGTCTGCTGCTTCCCCATCCAGTTCGGCAAGTCGACCATGGAATCCGCCGTCATCGGCTACTCCATGCTGGAAAACCCCGGCCCGATCATGGTCTGCCTGCCGGGCGAGGTCTCGCTCGACAAGTTCATCGCGCAAAAGCTCAACCCGCTGATCGAAGAAACCCCCGCGGTGCGCGACTGCCTGTCCAGCGTCGCCAGCCGCGACGCCCGCAACACGCAGACCTTCAAGGATTTCGCCGGCGGCCAGCTGTATATCGAGCACGCCGGCAACCCCAAGCGCCTCAAATCCACCAGCGTCAAGATCCTGCTCGTCGATGAATTCACCGAATTCGCCACCAGCCTGACCACCGGCGACGATCCCGTCGCCCTGCTGCAAGGCCGCACCAGCGCCTTTCCGGCAGTCAGCAAGGAAATGTACGTCAGCACGCCCGGCATCCGCGGGCTGTGCCGCACCACCGAAAAGTTCGAGGACAGCGACCAGCGCCTCTACCATCTGCCGTGCCCGCACTGCGGCGAGCTGCACGCCTACGAATGGCGCGCCGACCTGCACTACGCGCTCGACCCGCTCAGCAAGCGCGTCACCAGCGCCTGGCTGGTCTGCCCGGAATGCGGCGCGATCATTGAAGAGCACCACAAGCCGGCCATGCTCGCCGCCGGCCGCTGGATCGCGCAGAACCCAGGCCACCCGAGCCGCGGCTACCGCATCAACTGCCTGTATTACCCCATCGGCCTCGGCCCGCGCTGGCCGGAACTCGCGCAAATGTGGGTCGACGCCCAGGGCACGCCGGAAAAGCTCAAGACCTTCATCAACGACCGCCTCGCCGAAGCCTGGGAAGACCCCAGCCTGCGCGCCGTCAAGCACAACCTGGTGGCCGAGCGCGCCGAACCCTACGATCTCTTCCTGGCGCCCGAAGGCGTCTGCTACGTCACCGCCGGCGCGGACACGCAGGACGACCGCCTGGAGATCCAGCTGGTCGGCTGGGGCCGCAACATGGCCAGCTGGACGCTCGGCTATGTCGTACTCCCCGGCGACCCCGCCCGGCCCGCCGTCTGGGCTGCACTCAACGGCCTGCTCAATACCCCGGTGCGCCACGTCAGCGGCGCCACCCTGCCGGTCAGCGCCATCGCCATCGACGGGCGCGGCCACCGCACCCCGTTCGTCAAGCAATGGGTGCTCTCGAATCAGGATTCGGCCAGCCCCGTGCAGCGCCCGATGGTCATCTTCGGCGCCAAAGCCAACAACGCCCCGGTGCTCGGCCGCCCGAAATGGGAAGAAATCCGCGCCGACGGCAAGACCGAGAAGCGCGGCA